TGCGAGCACGTGGCCGCCTGATCGATCGGCGGTGAGAATGCTCATGACACCAGCTTCGCCAGCTTGGCGGCAGTATTGATTGCACCTAGCGCAATGTGATACTGCTTCGCCTTGCGGGCCTCCAGCTGCAGGGTGCTGCACTGGCTGAGTAGGTCCGCGATCATTTGGGGGCGTTCTAGGTCCCAATCAGCACGTAGTTGATCGCGTGCGGCGGCGAGGTAGTCGCTGCAGACCCGTTCGCCAACCCCCCATTTTTCGGCGGCAAAGCGAACACAGTCCGAGCGGCGGCCACCGTTGGCGATGATCTGCGCAAACTTGCGAACGCGCATCTCAAACTCGGCTCGGGAGGTGTCCTTGGCGGCCATCAGTCGTATTCCACCCCGAACCACTGTCGCCCGATCTCCAGCGCGACTCGCTGGGTCATGAACGGGGGCACGGACATTCCGCAGACGTATTGAGGCTTGGCCTTGCAGAAGTTGTAATCATCAGGAAATGACTGGAGACGCGTCACCTCTGCGCCTGACAACGTGCGAGGATCTTGCCAATGGTAAAAAGTCGCACCTGAAACGATTGTGCAGGCTGGCTGATCAGGATTGATCTTGAACTCAGAGAATCGGCTTCCTTTTGGGTGAGCATCCCCCAAGTGACGACCTGGTTTAATCTTTGACCAGAGTGCTTTCGTCTCTGGCGTGATAGGACGCGAGCCATTTAAAGAAACCCCAGCCATTGCAGCACGGGATGACTGAGGCTGCTCTTCAAACCCCATCTTTAACGGCTTCCACCCCAGACCCCGCTGCCGCGCAATAAAAAACGTCCGCTCCCTAGCCTGCGGCACTCCCATCCTTGCTGCGTTAAACAGGAACAACTGAGCGTCATAGCCCGCTTCCTTAAATGCTGCAAAGATCTCTTTGACGTAGCCCTTAGCGTTCCCGAGGATTAACCCTTTCACATTCTCAGCCACGATCACCTTCGGCTGCAGCCGCTGGCCAACTTCGATGAAATGAAAGAACAGGTCATCTAGTACCTGCTTCACTTGCCCTTCGCGGAAGTGGTGAGCATCTCCCCATTTCTTTTCTCTGCTGCCAGCCATGCTGAACGATGAGCACGGCGGCGAGCCGTCTAACAGATCCAGGTTCTTTAGCTCATCAGGGATTTCGTCTAGCGGCAACTTGTTAAACTGCTGCACTCCCATCAGGTAGCTGTGCTTCGGCTTGTGATTGGCCCGATAGATGGCCATCATCTCCGGGTCAATTTCAACACCGCCTAGCACTTGAAAGCCGGCCAGCTTGTAGCCCATCGTTGATCCGCCGCCGCAGTGAAAGCAGCTGAATGCTGTAAGGCCATTGCTTGGGACCTGCTTCAGGTCTGCCAGCCGCCAGGGGCCGGTGAATCGGCGCAGCCTACTTGTCGCCATTAAACTCAAAGCCGCAGCGGGGGCACTTGTGCTCAAACTCACTAAACTCGTCCTCGCCGTACTCCTTCGCCCCTTCATGCTCTTTCGGGGCTTCGTTAATCCCCTCCGGGTCCAGCAGCCCGGCGATGTCACTGTCAGACCAGCCAAGGGTGCTCAGGTCGAAGTCCTGCAGGTGCAGCGCGGTGATCTCCTCGGTCAGCAGCGCGTCATCCCAGCCAGCGTTGAGGGCGAGCTTGTTGTCAGCGAGCACGTAGGCCCGCCGCTGGGCCTGTGTGAGGTGATCGAGCACCACCACGGGCACAGTGGCCATGGCCAGCTCACGAGCGGCCTGTAGGCGGCCGTGGCCGGCGATGATGCCGTCGTCGCTAGCGACCAGGATCGGGTTTGTGAAGCCGAACTCTTGGATCGAGGCAGCGATCTGCGCAACCTGCTCGGCGCTGTGCGTACGTGCGTTGCGGTCGTAGGGCACCAGCCGGTCAAGGGGCCAGTGCTCAATGCGCTGGGCGGCCTGGATAGCGGCTGCAGCTGGCACTGGTGTGCGGGTGCGGTGATCGGCTACAGCTTAGCCCCATGCGTTGCTGTTGGGCAACCGCATCAGGTGGCGGGCTCCAGGGCCACGTCAACTCCGTCTGGGGTGGGCCTGAGCCGGAGGAACACACCACCCAGCGATTTGGGCATGACGATGCGCTCGACGGCCCAGCCAGCGCCTTCTGCGAACTCTTCCTTGTAGGTGCCGGTTTGGACGTGCCAGCGCTGTGCGATGCGCTGGCGGCCGGCGGCCGTGAGGCGGTAGCACGGGTGGGAAACGATGGTGCGTTCGTGGTTGTGGCCGTTGACGTAGAGGTCGGCCTCTGCGACGGCTGCATAACGCATGCCACCGAGGGTGCCCTTGGTCACGATGCCGCCCCATGCACCGTGATGGAAGAACAGGGCAACGCGGCGGATGCGTTCACCACGGGTTTTGCCAGGGCGGTAGAAGGTGAACCAGATCCAGCCCTGGTAGCGCATGTGCTCGACCGGTGAGCTGTAGCGATCCCGCATGAGGCGGGTCATGTTGCCAAGCGGGTCGATTTCGTTGTGGTTGATGATGGCGGTTTCGTGGTTGCCATCGCTCATCATCAGGATGGTTTGCGCGAAGGGTTTAAGCCATTCCGCGCATTCGCTGAATACCAGATCGAAGTAATTGCTACCGAGGTGCTCAGGGCGGATGGAGCCCTTGGAGCCACGACGGTCTTTCTTGCCCTGCATCAGGCAAAGGATGTCACCAAAGAAGAGGGCGTGACCGCCACGACCCTGAACATGCTTGAGGTGTTTGCGCAGGAGCTCGCGGTCACAGTGTGGGTTGTCGAGGTGAATGTCTGATGCGAGTAGGAACTCGTGCGGATCAGCGCGGCTGTAGGGGATGCGGATTTCCAACAGCTCAGGGCTGTGGCGGATCAGCTGGAGCTTGCTGAGCGTCACCCGGTCTGTTGCTGTTGCTGCAGTTTGCCTGCCGAGAGCGGATGTGTTGCGGGTGGGCAACGGATCCAGGGGGTTGCCAACTTCCAACCTCTGCCAACCTTTGTCTTAGGAGGCAGGAAAACGGCTATTCCTGCCTCCTACCCCCCTATCTCCCCTCTTTTTATCAATTCTTCTTAAGAGGTTAGAAGGTTAGCAAGGGTAGAAGACGCCATGCGCCGCAGCCGATTTGCCGCTGCTAACCTCTGCCGACCAGGTTGGCAATCCCGTCAGTCCAGGGTGGGTCCCAGGATGAGACAAAAAAAGAGGTCAGCAAGTTGCCGACCTCATGGGGCGATGGTTAGCAGCTGCTCAGCCCTTGGTGAACACCCAACGTTGGACACCAGCAACGCTGCGCCGAGCCTTGCCGTAGCCGAGTTCGCGCATGATGGTGGCCACCTGCATTTGATCGGCGCGGGTCTGCCGTTCAGTGGGCTTAGCGATGGCTTTGCTGAGGATCGTCTCTGACGTGAGTTCAGCGTTGAAATTGCTAGGCCTGGACAGCCAGTCAACGATGGGCGTCTTCCACGGGTTTTCCACCTGATAGTTTTCGTTTTCTTGGCTGACGATCGTGGCCAGTTCAGGCGGCAGGAAGTTGGCTTCACCGTCGCGGTAGGCCTTGACGGCACCAGCCCAGATGGCGTCCCGTTCGGCCATGAGGTTAGGCGTGTCGATTGGATTGGTTTCGGTGCAGGTGGTAGGAACAACCCAGAACCGGCGGTTACCGGTGTCGTCTTGCAGGAAACCGGTTGAGCGGTTAGTTGAGCCGACGATGATCCCGCGCCTAGGGAATGCTTCGGTTGCTTTGCCGTAGGGCACGCGGAAAAGGTCGGTCGATTGCGAAAGGAAAGATTTGATCTGGCCGGCGTGCTTTCGGCCCATGATGTGGTCGAGTTCCGCCCATTCCATGATCCATGAGCGGTGCAGAACCATTAGGTCGTCTTTGCTGGAGATGTCGCCTAGGGCATCAGAAAAGAACGCGCCGCCGAGGGCAGACCAGAAGGATGATTTGCGGGCGCCTTGCTCACCCATCAGGACGCAAGCGGTATCGTGTTTGCAGCCCGGCTCAAAGATCCGTTTTACGGCACCGATGAGGGTGCACCGGATCATGTGGTCGTAGATGGTGGTTTTGCCTAAGTCTGCGTCTTCGGGCCTGAGGTATGCGCTTGCTAGGCCGCCGATGTAGGCCGGCTCAACCGTGGCGGCGACGTGCTCCAGGTAGAGCGCCACGGGGTCGTAGGGGTGTTCGTGCGCGACCTGGACTAGGCAGTCCACCGCGAGCTCCTTGGAGACCTTGTAGCCCTGCTCAGCGAGCGAGAGGTAGAACCGCTCCGCGCCTTCCAGCACGGCGCCGTCCATCTCGATCTGTTGAGAGAAGCGGTTGAACCGGATCCGGTCGGAGCCAGCCTGTGCGCGAAGCATGGTGAGCAGCTCAGCTGCGTCCACGGGCTGCAGCTTGCCGGGTGATGACGAGATTCCTTGGTTGAGTTCAGAGACCTGCTTGGCCAGGCCTTTGATCTTCGCCTTTGTGCGCTCGAAATCTGGCGAGCTTGGTTGGAGCCCCTTGAGCGTGGATCGTGCTTCCTTTAGTTCCGACTCCAGTTCACCGATCGTCTTGGCGTTAGGCGAGGAAGCCAGAGCAGTGGTTCTAGGCGGCAGCGCCGGCCTGGCAGTCCGGGTGTGGAACCTCAGCCGCGATTCGAGCTTGTCGAGGGGGGTGCCGGGGTGTGGGTTGTGCGCGGCCGCGCCATCGAAGCGCTTGCGGGCCTTGCGTGCGTCGAAGTCCCTGGCCTTGGCCTGAGCTGCTGAGATGTGCTGCTCAAAGGCCTCAGCCGCTGTGATGTCGGGGCGATGGCCCTGATCGATGATCCATTGCTCGGTACCCTGCAGGTCGAGGGCCAGCTTGAGCTGATCGTCGTTCCACTGACCAGGCGTGCCGCCAGTTTCAACGAGCGTGCGGCTGTCAAGAGTGATGAAGTCCAGCAGCGGCAGGGTTGCTGGGATGATCGGCTGAGGTGTGACGGTGAGCAGCGGTGCGGGTTGCGGCTCGGGATCCTCAAATAACAGGGCGATCAGCGCCTCTGGCGCCTCAGCAACGCCGGCTTCTGCGGGTGATCGGCCTTTGATCCAGCGGTAGCTGCCGGTGATGGGGTGAGCGCCGATGACGACGGACTGGTGACGATTCCAGCGAAGGTCGAGCTGCTCAGCCTTGCCGTCAGCGTCCACCTTGCCGGTGTCGAAGACGCGGCGGTTACGCATCCTGGGCCAGTAGCGCTCAGGCACCGTGAACAGCACCTGAAAGCGGCCATCGCGGCCAGAGGTGCAGGTGGCGGTTTTGGGGAGGCTGCGGGGCGGGATGCCTAGTTTTTCGAGCTGCTCAGTCGCTGATATGCCGTCGTGATCTAGGAACAGGAGGCCACCTGAAATCGGTCCAGCGATGACGCCGATGGCTTTGGCCTTGACGATCCTCTTCTCAGTCTTCTCTCCTACCTTGAACTCGATTTCGCTGCCAATGGTGATCTCTTTGGCGGCTTGCTCCTTGGTGAGCGGGTTGGCTTGCCAGTTGTCTAGGTAGGGCCGCTTGTTGCCGCTGACGGCAACGAGTCCCCAGGATGCTGGAAGCTCCTGGAGCTGTTCTAGGAGCGTTGGCATCGTCAGTTGCGGGTCTGGTAACGAGCGAACGCCTCACGGCGCCGGTGGATCTCTGCGTGGCACTCAGCGCAGACCAGTTGAAGGTTTGCCGGGTCGTCAGTGCCGCCATGCTTCACCTCGATGATGTGGTGCACCTGCAGGCACACCGAAGGCCGCAAGAGCTTGAGGTGATCCTCTTGGCGCATGCAGTGCCAGCAATGGGAGCGCATGGCCTCAGG